CAACCCATGTAAATCTTTAAGTCTAGGATATCTTAAAGTAACACTGATACTATCTGTTATTTCAATATCTAGGCTGTGTTCTAAACTCATTTGAACACCGATATCATCAACGTCTAATTCAACTTCTACTTTAGTTTTGTTGTCATCTGGACATGTAACATTCAAGGTTATTTTAGAACCGACAGATTTTGACCGCAATTGTAAAAATATATACTCTACGTCAAACATTGGAGCAGTATTAGCATTTATGGCACCAAAGGTACAATTTGATACTAACTTCTCCATAGCATCAGCTATTTGTTTTTCATCCCCAGACTCTTGAGCAATCATCAAAATCTTTTGTTCTTTGACCAAGAATGGTCTAAATTTAATTTCCTCCTGTGTTGATGGTACTGTTAGTTTGTGTTCAGTAGTTTGTAGTTTAGGTAACGCCATAATGTTTCATCCTTTATCATAGTCTGCTTAACACCTTCGGTATATTCGCATTAATTGTTCTTTCTGCACCTGATATCACTGTATCAAGAACCTTCTCCATAAGGTTAGGTGGTTGATTGTTCATATCAAGAGTTTCCCAATATCTATACTGCATAGTAACAGGTTGTTTTATAATATCACCCGCTGTTCCATAACTAAGTGATACTGGTCCAATCTCTTTTGGAAAACACTCTCTCAATCTAATCCCATATCGTCTTGTATCCTGTTGATCAAGAACATATAAATCGATGTCCTTAATGTAATCTTTGTAGTATTTTACATTCCACGTTCCTCTGTCCCAAGCCTCTTCTTGCCAAGATTCAAAGAACACTCTTTCCTCCAAATCACTACTCGCTTGAAAGGTCATTGAAATGTCACCAGCAAAAGTTATACCATCAACAATCTCAGGTGCGATACCATATATGTTTTCGTCCATCGATGTATTGAGTCCCCTTCCCGGCATATCAATTGCTTCACAACGCAGGGAGACTTTTCTTGCATCACCCGCAGCAGGAGATGTGATAATAACCTCATACCGACTTGGGAGTGCGTATCCATTTTCACTATGGAACTCCGACAGGAAATTGTTTAGCACTCCAAATGCAGTTGATTCTACAAAACTTGCTAGTGTTGCCATTAGATCATTGCCCTCGATTCTTTCCACACTGCTGACGCATCTGCCTTCTTAAATCTCTGCACAGGTAGAAGAGTTGCAATCGTAAATTCATCTGCATCAATCCTTCGAAACTGAGACTTGGTGTACCCAGCAAGATATTTATGTATGGTTGGCCTGATAAGACGAACACCCTTTAATTGCTGGTAGTCAACAACCAGCCGCGTGGTTTCATCAAATGCGGTATTGTTAGAGAAATCCACCAAACGGTCAAGTAACTTTATTCTCAGTGGAATGGGTAGATAATGAAGATTGATGCCAAGAAATCCGTCTGGATATGTCTCTAGTGGAAGCACCAATGGAAATGTGTCATAGTAAGGCAATTTCTTCTTGAACTTTGGGTCATACATGAACATGTTGAGTTTACCATAAAACGGCTTGTTGTCCCTCTTACCATCTCGTAAGAGGTCAAGTGAACTTGGTGTGCCCAATTCTTTAATCTTTTCTCTATACCATGCAGTTGACTTAGGGCGACCCTTTGCCTCATCTTTAACTGCTTGCATGTATTTACTAATTGCCATATACCTATTTATACGAAATACCTAGATGATCCTCAGTTAAAATCTTAAACTCCATACCATTATCTGCACACCATTCTGTAGCATGTTGCCACTTAGCAGTGTTAACTCCATAGGCAATAACCTCATTCATCCATCGTCTGGTGCGGCGTTTGGGTTCCTTGGGTGGCTTGCACTGTACCTTGGGTTTTACCTCAATGATCATCTTCTTAATTTGACCATTCGCTTGCTTAACTTTAATGTAGAAATCAGGAAAATAACGATGCACCCGCCCATCCTTGGGTGATAAATAGGGTATAATGATCTCTTCACTACCCCATTCAATTATGGATGCGCTGTTGTCACAGTATACCATAAACTTACGTTCCCAGAGAGAACGATAGATTATGTTCCCTGAGTCACCCCTATATTTTTGAGGTTTGGTTGGTGTGTATCGACCTTTATATGACATTTGTTATAAATAGTTTCATCAGTGTATAAGGATATTTAGACATGGCATTAAGAGACGCTTTTGTAAACATTGCAAAGAATGCTGCAGCAGGTGCTGCACAGCAAGCAGTTACTTCTGTTGCTAATGGTCTAAGGTCGGGACTAGGTGGAACTACCTCTAGTTCTGCATCTAGTCCTCTACAGACGGGTTTTGCTCCATCTGAAGTGCTTTTAACCTATCCAGAGGACGTTGGTACTAACATGCATCAAGCAAGTTATATCCTGTTTGCTCGTCACTCTGTATCTGGCGCAAAGGTAAAAGTAGATAGGAAAGGGGCACCCGGCGTTGAACCTATTTTTAAAACAGTCGGCTCACCGGGCGGAGGTGGATCGCGAATTATAGATAGAGAAGCTACTGCTCGGGCCAAGAAAAAAGCACAAGATGACTTTGCTGCTAAACAAGGTGCAAAGATCGGCCGTGGTGGTGCGGGTCAAAATGGTTCAAGTAATTCACTATTATTGCAACGTAGAAATATTGTAAGAACTGGAACTGCTATCGGGTTATATATGCCACCATCAGTAAATGTCAAATATAACATGGATTATAGTGAGGGTGAGGTTGGTGTTATGGGTGAAGCACTATATGGACTATTTAAAGACTATCAAGCAGGTACATCTTTTGAATCTTCTGCTAACAGAGCAGCTGGCACAATAGGGTCTGGTATGACAAAGATGGGTGTTGGGATGATTGATACAGTTCTTCCCGGCTCTAAAGATTTGTTTGCGATTGATCAAGGTCAAATCATGACACCCAGAACAGAGATGATGTTTCGTGGAACTGGTAGAAGGTCATTTTCTTTCACCTTTACATTTATTCCTAAAAGTGCAAATGAAACAGCAGTGGTACACGCAATCGTAAAAGAGTTTAAGGTGGGTATGTCGCCCACATTTAAGACTGCTGGTGCTGTTAGGGAAATGACCATCCCTGATGTATTCTCTATTCGATATATGCATATAAACGATGAAAATAATTACATTAATAGAATTGGTAAATGTTACCTTCGATCAATGGATGTCAGTTATGGTGGCGATAAGTTTGTAACATATAATGCTGACGAGATAGGTGCGCCACCTCAGAAGACGACCATTACTCTAGATTTTCAAGAGCTTGAAATCATGGATAGGACTAATATAGAGGACGGTTTCTAAGATGTATTTTTCTCAGTTTCCCACAATTTTTTATGATGCCGTCGGTAAAACCGGCCCAAAGATAGTCACACACTTACTCAAGCGTGTTGCCGTGCATAGTAAGGCAAGAGCAACCACCGCAGTCTATGACACATATGATGTTAGGAATGGCGAGACACCAGAGATGATTGCACATAAGTATTATGGTGATGCAGAGTATCATTGGGTGATCCTGTTGGTCAATAACATCACAGACAGGTATCACCAGTGGCCAATGAACACCAGACAGTTTCTTGCACACCTTGCTGAGAGGTATGACAATGTAGATGCAGTGCATCACTACGAGATCAATCAGGTATCGGGTGATACCAGTGTCAAAATCAATATCGGTATTACCAACATAGATATTGACGGCAACACTATCGCAGATGCAACACTGATAACAAATAGAGAATACGAAGAAGCAAAACAAGATACTCTTAGGAAAATACGACTGTTGGACCCAGATTATTTGGAGCAGTTTGTAGAAGATTTTGAAAGACTGATTGCTGAAACAGAGGATTAATTGAGTGGCACAAAAAGAACTCAGAAGTGGTGGTGAGTTTAATATACTCCAATGTGATTTAGTTTTGGCTTCGGGTAAAGTAGTTGGACTAAAGGCCTCAGTTATGGGGCTTACCATATTTGAGGGATTGGATTCTCTCACTGTATCAGGTACGATTACAATTCAAGATGCTTTCAATTTAGCATCCTTCGGTCCTATCATTGGTCAAGAATATTTAAGACTTAAAATCTCTACACCTAATTTCAGTGGTGGTGAAAACACTATTGATTTCTCATCAAATCCGTTTGTCGTCACAAGTGTCGATGATAGGGTTGAGATTGGTAATGGCGTTCAAGCCACAACTATGGCCTTTTGTTCAAGAGAATTCATGATTAATCAGAGGGTTCGAGTTAGAAGGAATTTGATCGGTTCATATTCTGATATTGTTAAGACAATGATTGAAAAAGACCTAGACAGTGGTAAAGAATTGTACATTGAGCCTAGTGGTGAGAAGAAAAAAATTATTGCACCTAATAATACACCATTTGATATTGTTAGAATGTCCATGAAAAATGCTGTATCAGAAAAGGATAATCAACCAACTTATTTGTTTTGGGAAACTACATCCAGATTTAATTTTAGAACTCTAGGAGAAATGTACTCACAGCCTCCTGTCATGACCTATGAAAAAACAATATCAGGGACAAGAACACAAGATGGTGCAAGAGATATATTATCGGAGTTAGGTGCGATTGAGAATTATAGAATAGCCAACTCTCCCGATACTATGTGGAATTATTCAAAGGGTATATTTTCTTCTGAATTGATTGTCCATGACATAATATCTAAAAGTTATCAAAAACATATATATAATTATAGTGAGAGTTTTTCCAAGAACAAACACCTTGGCAAAGAACCTATAGCAGTCAATGATCCCGATGGAGTTAGTGTGTCATCATTTCCGTCCAGACAGTATTTAAAACCAACTGTGGGTATAACTACAGATGAAAGTTATCAAGATGAATTTTATCAAAATTCATTTGCTTCAAACAACTTAGGTTTAATGCAATCAAGAAAATCTCAGTTCGGAATGTTAGAAGGTGGCCTACAACTAAATATCGATGTTGTTGGTACTACTCTTGTCAAGGCAGGAGATATTGTGAATATTAAAATTCCTAGTGTATCAGCAGTAAAGACCCCTCAAAACGAAACAACAGATATGTTATATAACGGTAATTTCCTTATTAGGAATTTACGTCATGATTTTGATATCATAAACACCAAACACACAATGTCCATGAATGTCACAAAGGATTCTTATGAACCCTCAAGGGCTCGTGGCGCAGTATAAGGAGAAGTCTATTTCAAAAAATTCTATACCCCAACTTAAACAGCGAAAGGAACTAAAAATGGCTAAGACCAAAAATCGCATCAAGAAGATGACATTTCAAACACAGGATCGCACGCTAGATTATAAACCACTCTCAGAGAATGATAAATATATCATAGAGATGGCAGGGTATAGAAAACAGGGACTTACAGAAAATGAAGACATATCACGAACTACAGGAAGGTCTGCAAGACCCCAATATATTTAAGGCGTTTTTCCTCGCTGGTGGGCCTGGTAGCGGTAAGTCTTTCGTTGTCAAAAAGTCCTCCGGCGGGGCAGGACTCAAGATAGTCAACTCTGATGATATTTTTGAGAAATATCTCAAGGATGCTGGTCTTGAACTGGATATGAGGACAAAGCAGGCAGAACGTGAAGAAGAAGAACGAGACAAATTGCGTGGCCACGCGAGGGATAAGACTGCACAAAGGAAAGACAACTATGTTGAGGGCCGTCTTGGGATTATCATAGATGGCACTGGTCATGACTATGACAAGATTGCACGGCAGTCAATTCAACTTAAACAGCTGGGTTATGACACACACATGATATTTGTCAATACCTCACTGGACGTTGCACTTGCTCGTAATGCAAAACGTGAACGTAGTGTACCTGATTCAGTGGCAATAAAGTCATGGAACGATGTGCAGAAAAACCTTGGTAAGTTCAGTCAGCACTTTCGCGGCAACCTGATTATCGTAGATAACAACGAAGTAAAAAAGGATGATGGCACGTTGTTCAATTCAGTGTTGAAACAGGTCAGGGGACTATTGAAGAAGAAGGTGAGAAATCCTGCGGCTAGCTCATGGATTAACATGGAGATGAAACGTCGAGGTGTAACGAAGAAACCTAAAGGTTGGTAACAATGAAAAAATATCTTGCAGCTTTTCTTTTTATATCAGTGCTGGTAATAGTGCTGTTAATAACACTACCATCATCTGCTAGAGCTCAGAACTTGTGCATTCCTAAGCCTACTTTGATAGAAGCAATGGCAAGAAAGTACAATGAAAAAGAAACAGAGTACGGTATAGATGGTCGCAGTGCAAGCTATGTTGGTGTTTATGTAAACGCTAAAACAAAAGACTTTACCTTTACTATGACTCCTAAAGATCAGCCTACTATTCTTTGTGCTATTGCTACCGGCACACAATGGGAGCAACTGCCGGGAATATCTAAAGGTATTATATCCGATGGTTCTCTTATTAGTATTGTTTACAGCGAAGAGTCAGGTAGCTGGCAGTTAATGTATGTTGACAAAAAGACTGGCAATATTTCTATGGTAACTAATGGAAATTCTTGGGAACGTGTTGTACGAATTAACGATTCTTCTACTTAATGTCTATAGATAATGATCTTATCATATCAAATTTACGAGAAGTATTTGATCCCGAAATTAGTATCAATATATACGATTTGGGATTAATATATGATATATCAATTGACCAAAAAGAACTAGAGGTTACTATTACACACACTTTAACGAGTGCATTCTGCCCATTTGCAGATGAAATCGTTAATAATATACGGACAGCTGGTTATGTACCAGAAGTTGTAAGTGTAATAGTAGAAACCACTTTTGACCCCCCATTTACTATGGATTCCGTATCAGAAGAGACAAAGCTGATGATGGGGTGGTAAATATGTCACACTTTCTCTAAATATCCAATAAAATGACATTTGGGCTCATTATTTGGTTGACTATCTTGATTCCACATGGTAGCATTAGGTATAGTCAGAAATAAGGAAGACAAATGACCACAATTACACCAGATTTACGCAGCGCCCTTGTCGATGAATTGAAGTTTTTCATGGAAGACCTTTGGGGTTCTGAAGGTGACTTCATTGATACGCCTCAAGGTAGAGGTCGCATTGAGAATGTCCGTGCCATGCGTGGTATCGACCTTCAAGTTGAGGTTAAAATTCCTGATGTGGGTCTTGCCCTGTGTAGCGCGTTGTCGCTGTTCGATTGGGAGACAGAGCGGAGATGGTGAATAGAATGTCTAACGAATTCAACTTCATACATCCTAAAATGTCCGAAAAGGACATGAAGTCTTTCGGTTTCTGGGAAGACAAGGATTCCGCATGGCATATTGAAGATAATTGGATTATGGCCCACATAATGCACCTTTCTGGTGTATTTCCTAGTGTGGGAATCGCCCGTAAAAATGGGTGGAATAAACCCATTCCAGAGGGTTTTTCGGAGTTTACCGTTGGTAAGATGAAGAAAAAAGTTTGGATTCTCAATGAAATCAAGGACTTATGAGGCACGATTTTCCTTGACAAATCCTGCTGGCCATGGTATTATTAGGTATAGTCAAGAGAGAGACTTCTGGAACAGGATTCGCCTGTTAGGTCATATGACACTGTTAGTCTCTCATAAAGGTTTTAGAGATGGTTTCGCGAATCGACATGAGCAAGAGCGTTTCACTTGGATATGGAAATTTAGAGGATTTAGAACTAGCAGGCCGTGCTTTTGGGTACAACATCTTTGTTGAACAAGAAGAGAAGGATGCAATGACCATATGGGTCTATGATCGGAACGTGACTAAGCGATTTCGGAATTTCTGGACCAACGATGACAGAATTGTGTTAGCTAAAGGCAAAATGGAAACCCGTTATCGCATTGCTGTGAAGGTTGACCTATCTTTCGTGAAGCATTCGAATGCTTGGCATGTTGATATGTTACGGGTTGATAGCCGGTACAAGGGTAATAACCTCGCGATCAAGGTTTACAGGTTTATGATGAAAAAAATGAACATCACCATGATGGCTGGTACGCAACAGTCTGCTGGTGGTCGGTATGTTTGGAACAAACTATCCAAGACCCCCGGCGTTGTGGTCTTTGCCAAGAAGTCGCCCTATTCTAAGGTTATCGACTTTCCCAAGTCAGGGAAACGTGAACTGGTCGGTAAGGTGTTCAATCTGTATGACAGCCGTGCTGAAATATTCGCTCTTGCGGGTTAAATTACCTCTTGACAATTCCTATTGGACATGTTAATATAGGATATAAGATGAGAAATAAGGAAACAGACATGACCCTTGAAATTCGTATTGAAACAGCAATTGCTGAGAACACTGACCCATTCACCACGGATGCAGATATTCGTTTCTTCGAAACAGAAGCGTGGAATAAAGAAGTGACGTTCATGTTGAGAGAAGGCGTGACACTAGGTACAAAGATCATTGGTAGCTTTGGTGGTTACACTGAACTCTGGAATGGTGAGGTTATTACAATCAGCACTTATGACACTGGCCCTACAACTCCAGAAGTCAAGGTCAAGTGGGACAATGGTTCTACTACTTGGATGTTGACAAGCGAGATTGACGCCAGTGGAGGAATTGGTTACTTCACAGAAGATGGTTATTATGAGTAAAAACTCGTTTGATGTTTTCAATTCTTTGAAGAGGAAATCAAAAAGTCGATATGTCGCGAATATGAGAAACAAGATTAGGGATAGGGACATGAACAAAAAAGATGACATGTCTTACCGTTCGAAATTGCGAATGTGTCCTGATATCTCGTTTGGTGATGGGGAAAAATCTATAAAAAAACTATGGGAATTGTGTGATGGATAAGATTGGCGCATTGACAGCAAATCTGCTCTATGAAAAGGTTGCGGTGATACACGCAGCATTTGAGGACGTGCCTCGGACTGTTGCGATGGTGAAAGTCTTAAAGACGGACACTGTGGATGCAAAATTGGAGACGGCCTTTGTGAAGACCAACAGCATCGATGATGCTTGGTGGAACAATGAGGGAGTTACCAAGATGTTTCCCGATGCAGCTTGTCGGAGTACCAGCGTCGGTGATATGGTGCTGGTTGGTAAGGATAAGTATGTGTGTTCGGCCTCTGGGTGGAAGACCTTAGAAGCTGCCGACGGCCCTTTGGATTGGATGGGTTGATGACTGATGAAGACATTTCCCTCGTTGAAATACGAATTGAGAATGCTCTTCTTGCAAAGGACAATTCTGTCACCTGTTGGAGTAAAATGTATTGGGATAATGTCGTTTCATATTTAATGAGACAAGCCAACAGAATTAACTAAATAATTGTATGATCACATTAACAGAAACAGCAAGAGACTATCTAAAATCAGTCAAAGATAACGACTATGTATCCCTCGGCGTAAAAGGCGGGGGATGTTCTGGATTCCAGTATGTGTGGGACTTCTCCAAGAACTGGCCGGATACAAAATGGTCTGACCCCATTGATGATGTGCTAGTGATTGACCCTATGGCAGAACTATATGTATTTGGGTCAACTATCGACTATGTGACAGAGCTAGGGGGCAGTTTCCTCAAAATAATTAATCCCACTGCAAGCAGTAGCTGCGGGTGCGGAGATTCTTTTAACGTATAGGTTATTATTATGCAAACAATTGAACGAACAACCCTATCAGAACTGGTAGGTAATGAACAGTATGCGCGTAAGGTGCTTCCCTTTATACGAGGGGAGTACTTTGGTGATAGGACTGAGCGCATCGTATTTGAAGAGATACAGAAGTTCGTAGAGAAATACAATGCTCTACCTACCAAGTCAACTCTTGAGATAGAGATTGACACACGCCGTGATCTGAACGAAAGCGACATCAAACGTGTGTTGAATGTGGTTAAAGAACTAGAGAACGACAAAGACGTGAACTTTGATTGGTTGGTTGATACCACTGAGAAGTTCTGCAAGGATAAGGCAGTATATAATGCGATTGTTGAAGGAATTCAAATCATTGATGGAAAAGATAAAGAACGAGGCCCAGATGCAATTCCATCTATTCTCACTGACGCCTTGGCTGTTGGGTTTGATAATTCTGTTGGCCATGATTACCTTCTGGATGCAGATGCCCGATATAATTACTACCATACGATAGAGGAGAAGATTCCGTTTGATCTGGAATTCTTCAATCGTATAACCAAGGGTGGACTACCGCCTAAGACACTGAACATCGCACTTGCGGGTACTGGTGTTGGTAAGTCGCTGTTCATGTGTCATATGGCAGCCAACTGTATGAATCAGGGTAAGAACGTCCTTTATATCACCTTAGAGATGGCTGAGGAACGCATCGCTGAACGCATTGATGCAAACCTCATGAATGTGTCTATGGAAGATTTGCATGACCTACCCAAGACGATGTATGACAGCAAGATCAATAAAATCATCAAGGAGACAAATGGTCAGCTGGTGATTAAGGAATATCCTACTGCATCAGCACATAGCGCACATTTTCGTGGACTGATCAAAGAACTCGCTATAAAGAAATCATTTAAACCAGATATCATCTTTATTGACTATCTGAATATCTGTGCATCATCACGTTTCAAAGGAGCCGCAAATGTCAACTCTTATATGTACATCAAATCGATTGCTGAAGAACTTAGAGGGCTTGCAGTCGAAACTAACGTCCCAATTATGTCAGCTACGCAAACAACAAGAAGTGGGTTCACCAATTCCGATGTGGGTCTTGAAGACACTAGTGAGAGTTTTGGACTTCCAGCTACGGCTGACCTTATGTTCGCACTCATTTCTAATGAGGAGCTCGACGCGGTTAACCAAATCGCAGTCAAACAACTCAAAAACAGATACAACGACCCAACCATAAACAAAAGGTTCGTGATCGGCATAGACCGTGCAAAGATGCGACTGATGGACCTAGATGAGAGCCAGCAGGATGGCCTTGTAGACAGTAACCAGACAGAGGAAGTGGACGATTTCGATACGCCTACGTTTGATAAGACGGAGT